AAAAGTACTGGAAAGTTTGGGGTGGCTGTGCTAAAATGTCTGTAAGGACAAATTATGCAGCCCCCTTTTATTACATGGGTTTTTTGACGTAATAAGAGGAGGTAAGATATGTATCAGAATTTCAATAAAATCTATCGTGCCGCCATCTATGTCAGATTATCCAAAGAAGATGGCGATCTTTCCAGTTCTGCAAAAATGGAAAGTAACAGCATTTCTAACCAGAAGGCTCTGATTCTGGATTTCCTGAAAGACAAAAAAGATATAGAAGTTGTTTCCGTCCGGGTTGACGATGGCTACTCAGGCTCTAATTTCGAGCGCCCTGCATTCCAGGCTATGCTGGAAGATATCAGGCGTGGGATTGTTGATTGCGTAGTGGTGAAAGATTTATCTCGGTTTGGGCGGGAATACATTGATTCCGGGAAGTACATTGAACGTTTATTCCCGGCTCTTGGTGTGCGCTTTATTGCCATAAATGACAATTATGACAGCCTTCAGGGAAAGAATCAGGCCGATGAAATTATTATCCCATTCAAAAACTTAATCAACGATGCTTATTGCCGTGACATTTCCATTAAGATCAGAAGTAACCTTGAAATTAAGAGGAAAAAGGGAGAATGTGTGACACCTTTTGTGGCATTCGGGTATCAGAAAGTTAAGGCAGACAAGCATAAGCTGGAGATTGATCCGGTTGCAGGCAGTGTAGTACAGGACATCTTTAAGATGAAACTGCAGGGAATGAGCCAGGATGCGATTGCCAACCGCCTGAATGAACTGGGTGTGCTTTCACCATTTGAATATAAGATCAGCAGCGGCAGTCATTATGAGACCGGGTTCCGACAGAAAGAGCAGGCTCTTTGGAGTTCTGTTACGGTACGCAGAATACTGGAAAATGAGGTTTACATTGGAAACCTTGTGCAGGGGAAACGTACGACACCGAACCATAAAGTGAAGCAGTCCTACGTAAAGCCGGAAGATGATTGGATCCGTATTGAAAAGAACCATGAGCCGCTGGTAAGTGAAAGGGATTTTGAGATCGTCCAACGGCTTTTGGGGATGGATACCCGTACTTCTCCTGACCAGAAGCAGGTGTATCTGCTGTCCGGCATTGCTGTATGTGCGGATTGCGGGGCACCGATGACGAGAAAGGTCTCAACAGTGGCTGGAAAGAAATATGCCTATTATTTATGTTCCACAAATAAAGAAACGAAACGCTGCTCCAGTCACAGAATCCCGGAAAAAGATCTGGAAAACGTGGTATTGGTAATGCTGAAACAGCATATCCATAACATCATGCATTTGAAAAGGGTGTTGGAGTTTATCGGGACTGTACCATTTCAGGAAATCAATGTGAAAAAACTCCAGGACAGGCTGGAAAAGAAAAAAATGGAAACAGAACGCTGTAAGGAACTCCGCATGATGCTTTATTCCGATATGAAAGAGGGCATCGTATCAAAAGAAGATTATGTAGAACTTCATGCAGCATATGGAAAAAGGCTTAGGAATGCAGAAGAGAGTATCCGGGCAATCCAGAAAGAAATGGATAACATGTTGGAAAAAGCAGATGCTTCTAACACATGGCTGGATTATTTTGTGAAATATCAGGATATTGAAGTGCTGACCAGGACGGTAATCGTGGAACTGATTCGGGAAATCAGAGTCCATGACAAAAAGAATATTGAGATCATCTTTGACTTTAATGACTGCTACCAGGCATTGTTGACACAGCTTCCGGCTATGGGAGTGGAGGTTGCAGCAGATCCGGATAACAATCTTCAGGTCAAGATAAAGGAGGTTGTATAAAATGGCACGAAAAAGCAGGAAAAGCATTCCTGAAACGGTCAGCAGTGCAGCCGTTCAGGAAGAGATCAAAAGACCGTTCCGGGCAGGGTTATATGCAAGGATTTCTATGGAAACAGAGGAAACGATAGAGAGGGGGACGATAGAAACCCAGGTGGAACTGATGAAAAACTATGTGGCTGATACAGAGGATATTTCGGTTGCAGAAGTTTATAAGGATTCTGATTATTCCGGTACAAATTTTGATCGTCCTGGATTTACGCAGATGATGGAAGATATCAAGCATGGGAAAATCAACTGCGTGATTGTAAAGGATTTGTCCAGGCTTGGCAGGAATTATGTAGAAACAAGCAATTATATTGAGCGTGTATTCCCGTTCTTTCATGTACGGTTCCTGGCAGTGACGGATGATTTTGATTCTTTCCGTGAGGGAGTAGATCTGACTGTTCCCTTAAAGAATATTATCAATGAGTTCTATTCCAAAGACCTTGCAAAAAAGAGCAGCAGTGCAAAAAAAGCATTGTGGAGAGAAGGGAAATTTACCGGTGCCTGGGAACCCTATGGATATAGGAAATCAGAACAGGACAGACACCAGCTGGTAGTTGACGAGGAAGCTGCCGGACATTTACGGGCAATTTTTTCTATGTATATGGATGGATGCAGTTACAGTGATATTGCAAAAAAACTCAACGCTGATGGCGTCTTGTCCCCAACTTTGCAGAGGGAATATTATAGATCCGGGGAAAAGCCATCCCCAGAGTCCAAACCGTGGAATAATTATGAAGTAAAACGTGTGCTTCAGGATGTTCATTGTACCGGGGATTCCGTATATGGAAAATATCAGCAGAGCGTTTTCCAGGGAAATAAGCAGAGAAACAGACCGGAGAGTGAGTGGATCTATGCAGAGAATACCCACGAAGGGATTATAGATAAAGAGCTGTTCCGCCAGGTACAGGAAAAAATCCGGGAATTTACGGAAGAATATAAAAAGAGGCATCAGCTGAATAATGGAGCCATCCGGAGCCAGAATTTTTATACCGGCAAGATCAGGTGTGGAGGATGTGGCAACCGCATGATCCTGTCCAGGGAAAAGTCCGGGACATTTTATTATCTCTGCGGTGCCAATGCAAACCATAAATCAGGAGGAAACCAGTGCAAGGGGCACAGGGTCAAAAAAGAATACGTGGATGAAGATGTCCTTCGCTTGATCCAGTCACATATGAAAACCGTATTGGATACAGAAAAAATGATCCGGGAAATGAACTCCGCTTCCAGAAACCAGACGCAATATTTGCTTTTGGAAAAGGAAGTAGGGAAACTTCGGCGGGAACTGAGCCGGATCAGTAAGCGTAAATCTGATTTATATGAGGATTATTCGGAACGCCTGATTACAGAAGAAGAGTACATGCAGTTTTCCCGTATCTATTCCAATGAAATAGAAAACATCAAGAGCCGTCTGGATGCAGTATTGACGGCGCAGGTACGGTATTCCAAAGATTATCATATCGAAGAAGGATGGGGGAAAGTGATACATACTTATATGTCTAAGCGGAAGCTGACAAAAGAAATGGTGGATGCCTTTGTGGATTCCATTATTATCCATGGTAAGTATGATTATGAGATCAAACTGGTATATGATGACCAGTTTGCTGAATTGCAAAAGATAATGAAAGAGAAGGAGGCACAGTCAAGATGACAGAAAATAGGAAAACAGCTGTCTATATCCGTTTATCTATGGAAGATGAGAATGTGGATGGCAGAACCAAACTGGAAAGTGACAGTGTGACTTCTCAGAGGATCCTGTTGAAATCGTTTGTGATCGATCAGCTTGGCGTGGATGAGGCAGATATCCTGGAATATGTGGATGACGGTGTCAGCGGCACCCACTTTAAACGCAATGGTTTTCAACAGCTGCAGGAGGATATGAAAAGCGGACAGATCGGCTGTATAGTTGTGAAAGATTTCTCCAGGTTTGGCAGGGACTATCTGGAAGTGGGATTTTATATTGAGTATATTTTTCCGCTTCTTCAGATCAGATTTATTTCCATTAATGACAGTTATGACAGTGCAGCCAGCTCTGGAATGACCGGCGGTATGAATGTGGCTTTGAAAAATCTGGTTTATAACATGTATAGCCTGGATTTGTCGAAAAAAATCTCATCCGCAATGCAGACCAGAATGAAAAACGGTACAAGGCTTCCGGTAAATGCCAGATATGGTTATAGAAAGGGCAAAGATGGAAGGCTGGAAGTTGATCCAGATGCGGCTAAAGTGGTGAAGATGATCTTCCAGATGGCTGCAGAAGGTATGAGCTTTGCAGAGATCACAAGGGAACTGAACAAACAGGAAATTGCCACCTGTGATGAGCAGAAAATGTCAAGAGGAGAGCAGGTTCAGTTCCGACGATTTGATACCATCATGAAAAAACGCTGGAATCCAACCACAGTATCTGCAATCATCCGGGATGAGATTTATATTGGAACCCGGATATGGGGTAAAACACGCTGCAGTATGCACACCGGTCATAAGGCGGTTCTTAATGACGAGTCTGACTGGATCAGGCTGGAAAACCACCATGATCCGATTGTTGACAGGGAACTGTTTGAAAAAGCGAACAGATTGCATCCGAAAAAATCCAGAGGTGTTGCAGAAACAAGAACCAATTATACGCTGGCAAGACGCAAGAAACAGCCAGCACTGATGTTGTGTGCACACTGTGGTCATTGTCTGGTAAGAGAAACGGAGCATCTACTGAAATGCTCGGATGGGCGTACCAGCGGTGATCATGTCTGTCGAAGCCTGGTGGTCAGACGTGAGCCAATGGAAAAGCATATCCTGGAACTTGTTCATCAGTTTGCATCTTCCATGCTGGAAAACCGGAAAATTGTTAAATCAAAGAACCAGAGCAAAGGTATGGAGACGAATGTTGCAGAATTGTTGAAACAGAGCCGCCAGTTGTCTTCTGAAAAAATGAGACTTTATGATGGGTACAAAGATGGTTGTATTGATCGGGAACTGTACAAGCAGAAAGCAGAAAAGATAGGCAGACAGTTGGAAGAAATCAGACGAAAGATAGCAGAGTCTGAACGTGATGCAAAGATGCTTAAGCAGGACAATACTGCGAAGGAAATGAAACTGGAAGAATTTCTGAACATGGAGAAATTCGATACAGAGAAATTACGGGAGATCATCAAGGTTATCCGGGTGCATAGCCAGGAGGAAATCGAAATTGAATGGAATTGTGATGATGTATTTTTAGGGCAGAGATAAAATGTTCTGGACAAGA